AGATGGACACATAGTTGATGATTTTTATTCCCACAATGGGAACTGGTGCTTTTAAATTTTATTTTTTAAAAACAAACATGAAAAATTATTTAACTTTCACAATTATAATTTTAGGATTCGTTATTTTAACTTTCATTACTCGATAAACATTTCAAATATTATTTTACTTATTTTTAACATCAATACAATGAAAAAACCTAACATTTATAAAAACGCTGAATTTCTTGAAATGCACAAAAAATCTCAACAACTTATAGATAAAGCTTTCAATCAATTTGTAAAAGAAATCGAAGGAAAGAAAGAAAAACATTATTTCAATTTCTAGTTTTAATTTTTAACTATATTTAATGCCAAAAAAACCATATAAAGAAGTTACAAGAGACATAAGAAAAACATTTAGAATAACAAAAGAAGAAGAAGTTCTTCTTGAAAAATTAAGAAATGAAAAAGGAATGAAGGAAGGACAATTTATAAGAAGTAAGATTTTCTCATAATCAATAAGCTCTCTAAAAAATAGAGGGCTTTTTGTTGCAATAATTTTAAAGCTTTGTTATAATAATTGTGCAATCGAAATTACAAACTCTGTCTAGTGGGTTGTAGTTTAGGGGAGAAAACCTAACTTCGATTGCAATTCACAACTCACTAGATAGGGTTTTTATTTTATCCCTGAGCAGTCATACTACCTTCGTTGATGTATGAGATAAGTACAGGACTTATTGCTTAGGCCCGAAAAAATTAATATAAATCAAAAGATTTGTTTTTTAAGGGGGGTTTTTTCTTTTCCTTTTCTTTTTATATTTGTTTTAAGGTTTCTTTTTCTTTTTCTTTTCCTTTTCTTTTAGATTAAAGTTTTTTCAAAGATCTTAAAAATAATTAACAGAAAGTTATACAATATTATACATTATTGACTTTTAAGATAAAAAATGATATCATTCTTATGTATAACTTCATGTATCAATAGATGAATATATCATACAATATAGATAAAAATGTTTATAAATACATATCAGATTTTTTAAAATATTCTGAGTATGAAATTTCATTTGTGCAATTGATAAAATAAGTTCAATAATAAATCAAAGTCACTATAATGATTTTCTTAAATTACAAAAGCTTTTAAAAAAAGAACATGGAAAACAATCCAAACAATCAAATCAAGCCAAAAATTAAAACAGGAGCAAAACCAAAGATACTTCCATTCTTAGAGGAAATGAAAAAGTTTATGTATAAAAATAATGGTGACTTAGATCTAGATGTAATTGTGTGTACTGATTATGAGCTTTTCCAAATTATAAATTCCAAGCTTGCACCTGTTGATAAAGTTCATTCAAGAACTATAGATAATTGGAAGAGTGGACAAGTTAAAGATGAATTGTGTGATATGTTTATTCGAGAATATAAAAATGCGTTGATTTTACAGAAGAAAGCTTTGATTACTAGGATGGTCAATGAAGAAAAGTCATGGCAAAAATATGCCTGGATAATAGAAAGGAAATTTGAAGAATGGAATTTAAGAAAAATCACAGAAGTAAAAGCAGAAATACAATTATCTTCAAATCCTATACAAGATTCCTTATTATTGACATTGCCTAATGATAAAACTATCGAAGGAGAAGTTAGAGAATAGTAAAGAGTATAAGAGTAAAAGACTTGTATTGAATTTAACTAAAGATGAGTATGAAGATATTTGTTTTTTAAGAGATGAATTTAAATTTAAAACATTAAATAAAACAATAAGAGCGTGTATTGGTTTTATAAGAGGAATAAAATAATATGATCAATCATTATACACTTCAAGACGCAATTGAATGGAAAAAACAATTTTTAGAAGTTTCAAAACAAATAGGAGAAGAAAGATCAAAACAAGCAGTAATAGAATATTTTAGAAACAATTCAAGGATTGTTCTTTTTGCATATGTGTTTTTACCTCATTACTTCAGATATGAGTTTAAGAAAGTTCATTATAAATATCTAGAAAACTTACAAATAGGAACAAGACCAAAAAGAAACAAAGCAAGCGTGATGTATAGAGGAGGTGGGAAGACTACAATCAATGTTGTTTTAGAGTTAGTATATGAAATATGTTACGGGATATATGACTACATAATATTGAACTCATATAATGACGACATGGCTATAGACAAAATGAAGCTTATTAAAGATGAGTTTGAAAATAATGAGTTTATAAGATATTTTTTTGGGGATCCTATCGGTAATAAAGATTTATGGAATAAATCAGATCTTACTATCTTTGGAAGAGTAAAGGTAAAATCAATGAGTACAATGCAAAATCCAAGAGGACTACTTGATAGGGGAACACGCCCAAATAAGATAATATCAGATGATATTCTCGATGATGAAAGAGTAAGAAGCCAAGACCAAAGAGAGAAAGCTTTGCAGTGGTATACGAATGCACTCATGCCTGCAATGGCAAGAGATGGTGTTGTTGAGATTCTTAATACTCCATTACATCCAGATGATATAATATGTAAGATAAGAGAAGGAGAACCACCTTTCCACACTTTTGATTTTCTTCAAATAAATTTACTTGATTATGAAGGAAATAGTGTGGATATTGACTATAAAACAAACGTCGAAATTGAAGAAATGAGAAAAGATGATTTAACTTTTCAGAGAGAGTATATGAACAATCCAATGCTTATAACTGGTGGAATAATAAAATCAGAAGACTTGAGATACTATGATTCTTTACCATATATACAAGATATATTTATACACGCCGACACAACTCATACGGGAAAAACCACAAGTGATTATTTTTGTATGGTTGCAGGAGGTAAAGATCAAGTAGGAAAAATTTACATAGTAGATTATTTTCTAAAAAAGTGTACAGTTGAAGAACAAGCAAGAATTTTCATACAATTTTACAATTCAAAGGCAAAACTGTATAATATAGTCAAGACAACTTATGATGAGAAAGCAAATCAAGGTTTTGGTTTCTGGGTTAAAAAAATGGCAAGAGAAGAGTACGGAACTTATATGGCGTTAGAAGAGCTTAAATATTCTAAAGATAAGGTGACTCACTTCGAGCCTCATATACCATTATTTAAATCAAACTCAGTATATTTACCTAAAGAACACGAACACAAGAAGATAGCAGAAGAGCAACTACTTTCCTTTCCACAAAAAGGAGTACATGATGATTTCGTTGATGGAGTAAGTGGCGTTCTAGATAATTTTTCAAAAAACATTGGCGGTATTATATCATTCCGATAAAACTATGAAAATCCAAGAATTACCGAAGATCATTGAAGAAAGAAATAAAAAGCTAAGAGTCTATGAAGACTATTATAACGCTGAAGGAAGGCAATGGCTCTTAAAAGGACAGATCACAAGAAGTGGGCAGTATTTAGTTGATAGACTTGATATATCTTCAAGCAGTGCAAACTTTTTTACAGATATAGACACGCAAAACTGGGCATATGCTAATGACGGTATACAACAATCACTAGCAGATACAACGAGAAAAAGAAGGTATGCCGAAGCAAACATAATAGACTTTGCAATCGATGAGGCTTCAAGGCTTGTTCAAGGTGTAGGGGATAGTAAATTTGAGGTAAAAGACTCAAAGACAATGACTGATAAGTTCAATAAGTATATGGACCAAGCTTCTTGGGATTATGAGATAGGTAAACTATCAAAATATCTCGAGATTTATGGTTTTATTCCTGTGTTTGTAGGTTATGATAGACCTGTATTTGATGATCCTTATAATTTTTATTTTACTGGTAATGAGAAAAATGGAAACCTTGAAGCTTATGAGATAAAAAATATATCACTTGGAGACGCTTCTGATTTCTTTTTAATTAACTTCAATATTGATATCCAAATCAAAAGCAGAGATACGCTAGCACAGTTTTCTGTATATTATGGAATACTAAAGGTTGAATATTATCTCAATGGAAAACTTATTGTAGAAGAAGAACATAACACAGGATATTCACCAGTGCAAAGAATAAAACTAGACTCAGGATCATCTATCAGTAAGATGATTTCTTATCAAGACGCTATCAATATAATTCTTACAGAAACAAGTGAAGTATTCAAAGCAAACCTCAATCCAGTAACACATATTTCTGATAATGATACCAAAGATGCAGCTCGACAATACGCAAAAAAGAACTATACAAATATGCCAATAGAGAGAAGTCCTGGAAGTGTAATGATAACAGGGAATGACGGTAACATTCAGTATATTACTTGGGATGGACTTCCATCAGGAACACTTGAGACTCTTAAAAAATATGAAGAACATTTTTATAACAGAAGAGGCATATCTTTATTTTCAGAAAATAATGGAGTTGCTGAAAGTGGAAAAGCTAAAGACGAACAGAAGGACCAATTAAGGAATATTGCACAAGAAATAAGAAGTGCAATTGAGTTAGGAATAAAACACATATTCAATACATGGCTTGCTTTTCAAGGTTTTACAGAAGAAGAAGTGAAAATATTGTGGTCGGATATGACAGAGACTACATTACAAGAAAAAACAGAAATAGAGCTTAAACATTATGCAGTACATGGAGACAAAGAAACATATTTAAGAAGGGTTGGGGTGTTTACAGAAGAAGAAATACAAAAGATTTTAAAAAATCATGAGACGTTAGAATTAACATTATCAGATGTCGAATCCTAATTCTGAACTTGACTCTATAGATAAGGAAGAGGAAAAAAGAATAAAAGAGTTTGTTCTTACTTTATTGCCATTGCTTGGCTTAATTAACGGAGTAAGCTCTTATAATTCTATATTTTCACAAGTTAATCAAAGAGTTGATTCTTTCATGTTACAATACAAAACTCTTATATCAGATACAATATTTGATGAAATAACACATTTCAATCATTCTTTGAGTTTATCAAATAAACAAAGAATAGTATCAAGTGTATTTGAACAGACTTTTAAAATTGTAGGAACAAATAATAAAATAAGTTTCCAAGAAATTCTTTTAAGAAGAGGAGAAAAATTAAAGAATGATATTGCTCAACAGTTTCTTTTCGATAATGGTTTCAATCAAGCTTCTCAAAAAACATTAAACAGTGTTGTACAAAATGTTTTGGGAAAGAATCAAAAAAGCCTAGCTAGAATCATAAGCAATGAAACACATAAAGCAGTAATACAATCTGATATAGAAAATTCTAAACAACAAGGAACAGAAACAACAAAAAAGGTTTTTGAATATAACACACAGAACGATAAAAGAGTAAGACCAACACATGCAAGATATAACGGAGAACAACTAACAGTAACAGAAGCACAAGCATTAAAGAACTCTATAATGAGTGATCCTGGTTGTAGATGTTATCTTACTTTGTTGTAATTTGTGCAAAAAATAAGTACATGTTATAATAAGCTTGCAATTTAGCACATTAACATCTTTATATGTCTGATGAAAAAAAAGATAATGTTAATCATGAATCTTCGCAAGAGATGAATGGAGAACAAAATCAATCAACAAAAGACACGCCAAATACTCCAAGCGTTTCTGATTTAATTAAGGAAAAGGAGAACCTTATTTCTCAAATAGAGAATTTAAAAGGAACTCAGTCCGCACAATCTAAAACACTAAACGAGTACAAGGCAAAATTGGAAGAATTTTCCAAGACTGGTATTACTCCTGAAGCAGTAAACGAATTTAAGAACAGAATTGAGTCTCTTGAAAAAGAAACTCAACGTAAAAATCTTTTAGTTGATATAGCTTCAACAAAAAACATTCCAAGCAAAGCTTTGAAGTTTATAAAGGGTAATACAAAGGAAGAGATTGAATCATCAATAGATGAATTTATATCAATTTCAAATATTGGAGAAAAGAAACCAATTCCTAAAGATTTCAGCAAATCAGAAGAAAAGAAAACTGACACGAAAGAAGAAGCAAGTAAATTTATTAAGAGAATACAATTAATTAAATAGTTTTTATTTTATTTAATATTTAAATATGGCACTACGTGAAACAGAATCACAATCGACAAAACAAATTTATGGACACAATGGAAATTATTTCCTTGTAACCGTAACACTTAAACAAGACGCTTCAGCTAGTGGAGACACAGAAGCAGGAACTCTTCTTGGTCAATTTTCAGCTACCAAAAAGTTTTTTGAATATGATGATTCAGCTATCGACGGAACAGAAGTAGCTAAATGTATTCTTAGAGATACTATCCGTGAAGCTGATCGAAAAGCAGGAGATGTAGCGGTATCAGTTCTTTACCCACAACGAGCAGTATATAGAGCTTCTGCACTTGTAGGAGAAGACGCTAACGGGCTTGCTGATCTTGGAGCAACAGCAGTAGAACCAGGAACTAATGGTGTAGAGTTCTACATTATCTAGTTTGAAAATTTTTATTCAATTAAAACAATACAATGGCAGACATACTAACAAGCAATCTACTTACACCTTCGTTTTTGACTGAAAGTGTAAATCAAACAATCATGAACCAAGACGCTTTCATAGGTCAGTCTTACGTTCCTATACAACTTACTCAATCTTCAGAATACAAAATCAGAGTAAACAAAAAACAATCTGTACCAGTTAAAGATATTAAAGGATCTTCAACTTCTCCAATCAGAGATATTCAAGGTCAAGACCTTATCAAATATCAACCTGTTACATTCAGAGAAAAAATTGTATATACAACTGATGATTCAGAATATGTACAAATCCTTTCTTACCTTGAAGGATATAGAATGGCAATGGAGAGTTCAAATACAACAGAACTTGCTCGAATTCAAATGAGAGGTGAAGAACTTGCTCAAGGAATCGTTGAAGAGGCGTCGCTTGCACTAGCAGGTGGTATCGAGAAAACAATTTGGGGAGCTTTAAGTGGAAGTATTACTTTCGCAAGTCATGGAATACTTTCATATAACTTCGCAGGAGCTCGAACTCCTACAGCGTCAGTCGCTTGGAGTAATGCTGCGACAGCAACACCAATCGAAAACTTTAAAGCATGGAAAAGACTCTTCAAAAATAGTGGATATAAACCAGCGGAAATTGCAATGAACCAAGCAACATACGATGAGATGGTTGCTACCTCTGAAGTAAAAGCATTCGTAAGTGGAACTGATAGTGGTGTACTTCTTATGACAAGTGGTCAAATAACACAAGTACTTGGTCTTCCTATACGAATCTATGATGAGAGCTACCTCAATGCAAGTGGAACTTATACAGACTTTATACCAGATGGAACAGTTTATATTATTGGTAAAGCTAACTTTGGAGCACCTGAACTTGGTCGTTTCTATATGGGACCAACAGGAACAAACAATCTCAATCCAGGAGCTTATGTCAACAGAGTTGACCTGGTTACAAATGATCCACAATCAATTGAGTTTAGGTTTGGTTTCAAAGGACTTCCAGCATTGTTCTTTGATAATGGAGATGGTATCGTAAAAGCTTCTGTCTAATTTCTAGAATTGATAAAGTGAACAAAAGAGACTATACTATATATGTATAGTCTTTTTTTTATAACCACAAAATATGAAAGCTCTAGTATATATAACAGTAGGCGACAAAATGATCGCCAAAGGTGAAGAAATAAACAAAAGAGATTTCACAGCGTCACAGATAGGATCAATGATTGATAGAGGACTTATTGACGGTGAGATTGTAGAACTTGAATATAAAGAAGAAATAAAAGAAATTGAATTTAAAGAGATTGAAGTTCAAAAAGAATCTTTAGATGTAGAAAAATTAAGAGAACAATTTAAAGCAAAATTTGATAAAGAAGTTCCAAATAATAAAAAGAACAATTCAGAATGGATTTTAGAAAAATTAAACTCATAACTCATAAACAATGACATTACTAGAATGGGTACAAGCATATTTTGATCTTCCTGGTGGTACAAATAAGTTAGATTCTTTTTATGCAAATGAAACTCAACAGATCATAGCAATAAACTTTGGATTTTCTTATCTTTCAAATGTTACTGGAACTACTTATGCACAAATTGATGATCAAACACTAGAGTCTCTATATACAATAAATGAGAAACAAGCTATCGTATATTACCTTGAATATGACATGTGTTTGAAGAGTAGTTCAGCTGGTGGATCTTCATTGACTAATGCAGACAAAATAACAATCAAAGATATGAGTCATACCGTGATAAAAGAAAACACGAGTGGAACAAATTCAAACACAAGTGGAAGTATGGCATGTGAAGACTGGCTTTCTAAAATATCTGATCTATTTGCGACTGAGTCTATAGGAATAACTTTTGGTAATTTTATAAGATCATAAATCAGATCATAAATGAATATTCTTACAATCGATGAACAAAACTTATTCAAAGATAGTATCACAGATTTATATGATACTTTTTCACAATTTAATAAATATGGAGCTTCAATACTTGTAAGAAATGTAGCTACAGAAAATAAAAATGCACTAGGAAAAGGCACAACAACTTATACAGACTACACTTTAACAGCAGTAGTTCGAGAGGCTGAAGAAGTTTCAAAAAACACAACGCTAAACAATAGTATACAAAGTCTTGATGTAGGATTACTTGAGCAATCAGATTATTTAATAAAGGTTGATACAAAACAAACAAACGCACAATACATAAAGAAGACAAGTTTAGTACAATTGAATGCTAGTGAACTTGTAAATAGAATCCTTGTTACAATTATAGGGTTAGTAGAATTTCCAGATAGAATATTTTTATACTGTAAAAAACAAGCACGATAAATATGAACGTAACAAGCATTTCACAAATTGAGGATATTTTTAGAAAAATGAGTAATAGTTTAGAATTTGAAAATTTACTTACAATAGAAGCAAACAGAGTTCTATCGAATATAAAGAAAAGACATGGAGTTTATCCCGATGACGTACACTGGGCACCACTAAAACAAGAAACAATAGCAAGAAAGAAAAGAGGAGACACACCATTGCTAGAGACAGGAGATCTTATGAACTCATATAATATAAAAACAATGCCACAAGTAAGAAGCATAGGAAGTGATGATGATAAGGCAGTATGGATGGAAAAAGGAACGGTTGATATTCCTTCTCGTCCTGTAGTGCTACCTGAAGCAAGAAAACAGGAAATAGAGTTTAGAAATAATTTTAATGCTTTTATAAATTTGAATATATCACGTTACATAAAATAATAAGTCCAATATGCCACTAGTAACAGTACCTAAAGATTATTTTGAAACAGCATTCTATTTGAGTGTACATAAGTTTTTCAAAGGCAATACAACTCAAAATTATCTTTCACAAGCTTTTAACACGATATACGATGTGCAGATAGCAGGGAAAAAGAAATCAATCACATCAGCACTAGCAACATATAAAGGAGTTCTCAATGTTGAACTTATAAATGATCAGTACGAACATAGAAGATCAGCAATGAATGGGTTTGATCAAGAATATAATGCTACTACAGTAACTTATGCAAAAGGAAATGTAGTAAAAGGAACTATACGTATTCGACTTGTTACAAATACAGATGAAGATGATATAGAGAAAACAGGAAAAGCAGACTTGTTAGAATTTAAGGGAATAGTCGGAAAAATATTAAACGCAAACAAACGTATACCTATTTATGATTTTAGACCAACAACACCTACAATAACATCGCTAGTAATTGTACACCAAACAATAAATAGAACTTATGTAGACATTCCAAAAGAATACACAGATGTACAAGAAGGTGTGTTTGATATTCCTTTTTACGTTCTTATGTATGAACTTCAAACTTACGATAGAATTACTGATGTTATATTAACTCCAGATAGATTATTTCTCGATGATGTTATACCAAACTAGTGGTGTTTTACTTTAGAACTCCAATTTGATATACTATAATCGTAACTAACAATACAATATGTTTAGAGTAGTAACCAACTCTTCAGCTAAACCTTTTAAAAAAGAGGTGAAAGAACCAAAACAAGAAAAGAAAAAGAAAACTGACACAATCGAAAAAGATATAATTGAAACTTCTAATTCTAACTAATTAATATGCCAAATTTAAAGCCTATTGTTAATGTAACAGTATCAAATCAAGAGCAACTACTTTTGAATGATAAGAGAACTGTAAAATGGGGAATAGTAGCACCTGCTAACGCTACTGGATTGTCAGCAGGAGATGTAGTGAAATTTACAAACTTGACTGAAGCTTATGCAACACTTGGAAAAGATACTAGTAATGGCAATCTTGCTATTCGTTATATTGAACTTGCTTATTCTCAGAATAGTCGATCGGTAATCTTTTATTCATATCCTGGTAAAAATACAGATTCAGCTACATCAACAACTATAAACAATGTTGGAGGATATCCAGCAGGAACAACTACAATAAAAGTAACAAGTGGTACTGGAATCGTAGTAGGAGATTATATTACTATCGACACAGGTGAAAAAGAAATGTTTAGAAAAGTGTTAGGAGTAGCGACAAATGATCTTACTGTAGATCGTCTTGATTATGCTATCGATAATGCAGTAGCAGTAGTAAAAATGACAATGTTCGATGGAGCTACAAATCTTCCACTATGTAGAACAGCACTCGCCAATGAAGATTTTAGAATTTATATTGAAGATTCTTACGGTGCAACTCACTGGGGTAATGTAAGTACATGGCTTCAAACAAGAGATACTAACGAACTTTACACACAAGCATTCTTTGGATCAGAATTTTCAGAAACAGCTTCAAGTTTTGTGGCTGATGTTGTAGCAACAAATGAAAGATACATCTATCCAATCTTTGGTGTAGGAGTAGAAGAAAAAGACGGTAGACTTCAAAACGGTACTTATATGGCTTGTAGCGTTGCTTCTGTATATGCAAGAGAACTTTCAGCTTACAATCAATATGAGACTTCATTTATAACAATGAATAGTTTAGAAATTGAAAATCTATCTGATGTTTTAAATACTGAAGACGGGTCACATTTCACAGACAAATATGCTGATGATCTTATTGATCAAAATGTATCGATTGTAAAACCAATGACAGTAAACGGTCAATCAGTAGTAGCAGTAAGAAAACTTATTACTTCTTACAATGAAGATGATCTAGGTAATCCAGATACAAGCTATACAATGATGGCAGGACCAAACATTGATATTCTTTATAGAGTAACAATGAAGAACAGAATCCAAACTGTACTCAATAGACAGGTTTTGAATAGAGAGCCTATCAATAACAACAACATTGACATTCTTATATCAGAAGTACACGGAGAACTTAAAAAAGGACAGTATGTAGACAGAAACCCTTTGAGTGGTGGATTTGAACCAACAACAACATATAACTTTACAACAACAACAGGAGAAGTAGAAATTGAACAGAGATTTAAAGGAATAGACTCAATTGATCGTGTATTTGTTAAAGCTTACCGATTGTTTCAATAACTTAATCAACTAACATAAACTTATATGGCAGATCTTGAAGGGATAAAACTAGGAGAGGGTGACGGTTATATTTATTATAACGGTCAAAAACTTCCTATTACAGATTTCTCTATAAATCGTTCTAACGGACGATCAACAACAAAATTGATATATGGATCAATGAACAACAACAACAACGAAGAAACGAAGACATGGAATACTACACTCGTACTTGTTGAAGAACAACTACGAACAGTATTACAATTTGCAGATTCAACAGATGATGAATTTCAAGTTATATGGGTACACAATGCACCAAACGATACAATACGATATACTTTTGAGGGTTGTCTATTGAATGATGAAAATATAAATCTAGCTTCAACTAACGGAGGAACAGTACCAGTAAGTGGAACATACAAAACAAAAACAATAGCATAAATAATTTAAACATTTAACGGGGCAAAATGTTAAATTCTACATATACAAACCTCATTCATCCGACTGAGGAAATAATAATTGATGATAATAAGGTTCTGATTGTTGATATTCCATTATCGAATATACACGGCAAACAGAATCTTATTGATGATATTCTAAAAAAGTACGGAGTAAATAAAAATGAAATGATGGGAGACGGTAGTAGTTATAGATGGGGAGAATATTTTAATGATGTTCTTCTCGTACAACAATCTTTAAGGATACCAGAGACAGTAAAATTTGATAAAGGAACTGTTGATTATGGGAAACCTTATTACACTTCACTTGAAGACTATGAAAATAAAGTAGGATCAAGACATACAGCTTATTTGAAAAAGGTTTTAGACTTTAGAAGTTCATGTATACCTGATTATTCAGATATAAGTATAAATGAAATGACAGAGCTTCTTGACGGTATTCTTTCTTCTGATACTGTAAAAAAAAAGCATTCGGAAGACATAGTCAATGGTTTCGGTATGTTCACTCTAACACGATTTTTGATTTTTACGGTAGAGGAGCTCATGAAGTGTCGGAAAGAGAACTTACGTTTTACTACCTTGTTGAAACGTCAGAATACATCTGGAGAAAACACAAAAAGCGAGAGCTAGTAATACATAACGGAGAAATATTGAAAGATGAAAAAGGGAATCAAGTAAAAGTTTTCCGATGTAATTTAGGTAAAGAAAGAATAAGAAAGATCATAACAGGTGAAGAGAAAGAATAAGTATGATATAATATTAATGTAACTAATGACTCAAAAATGGCAGATCATAGAATAGGAATGCAATTAACGGTTGACGCTAAATCTTTCAAGAGTGAACTTGATAGAGCAATACTAGAACTAAAGAATTTAAATAGAGAAATAGATAATAAAGGAAAGAAATTACAACAATCTGTACAAGTACAAAACAAACAAAACCAATTGTCACAGACAAATGTTAGAAATATGAAAGAAGAAATAAGAATGCAAAAACAATTAAACTCAGAGATAGGAAAACAAACAAACCTTGCACAAAAAAATCATTCTTTATTTTCAGGTATAAAAGGAATAATGCCTTTACTTGGTATAGGTAGTGCAATTGGAGTAGCAGGAAATATGGCAAGAAATTCAATGAATTTACAAACAGAGTTCGGTACAACAGCAAATCTTTTAAAAGTAGGTAAAGACTCATCACAATTCCAACAGGCTCAAAATGATGTAAGATCAATAGCTTTTGATACTTCAAGTAATATTATGGATATATTGGCTTCTTATAATGAAGCATTATCCGCTAATCTAGATCAAGATACAGCCACTGCAATATCTAGACAAGCTGGTATAGTTGGCACAGGTTCAAATATTGATCCTTCTGTGGTAACAAGTTCTTTAATATCAATAGTAAACACATTTAAGAAATCAGCTGAAGACTTGCCTGAAATAAGTAATATGATTGCAGGACTTATGGATATATCAGTAGGTTCAGCAGAATCAGTAGTAGGATCTCTTCCTACATTTATGGCAGGAGGAAAAGGACTTGGCTTTGATTTAAAAGAACAGCTGGTTGGTTTCTCAGCATTGACACAACAAGGATTTTCTCCTGAGGAATCAGCTACAAGATTGAATGCTTTATTTACAGGTTTGGCGAGTAAAAATAAAGTTCTTGCTAAAGAAGGAATAACTCAAAGTTCAGTAGCTGAAATGGGATTCTTTGGAACAATGGAAGCAATAAAAAAGGCAGTAGAAAAGAAACAAAGTCCAGGAGAAAAGATAGCTTTTTTATCAGAAGCTTTTGGCAATGTAAGAGAAAACCAAGCAGGGCAGTTAATATCATCTCTTGGTTTAGATGAATTAAAAACTCAATTAGAAGCACTTAATAGGGGAGATGTAGTTACTAACTTTGAAAGAAATGCAGGCAATCTATCAGCTGAAATTAGACAAATGAAAACAGGTTTTCAAAATTTATTTGATACTGTATGGAATACAAACACAGCTTTGGGAAGTTTTGTTGGTGGAATAAATGATTTTATAGGGGGTTTATCAAATATATTAGGTGTTGATAAAGGTAAAAACTGGACTGAACAAGAAACAACAGCTGGTAAGGTAGGAGCTTTCGCTGGTGGAATAATTAATGACACAAAAGAAGATACTGAAAAATATGGATTTTTAAGAGGAGTAACAGGACTTGGTTCTGGTATGGATTTTGCAAAAGAACAAGCAGGGGATTTTCTTGAAAATAATATGGTATCAAATCTTATTAAAGATGTTACAGGAAAAGAAAAATTATTCAATTTTGATGAAACAACAAAAGAAACTGATAATCTTAAAATTTCATTTTCAGAATTAAAAAAGCCAGTTGATACAACAAAAGAATCTGTATTTACATTAGCTCAAGCTATAGATAATGCTACAACAAAAATTAATGAAGCTACATCTAAACTTCAACCTACTGCCTCAACAGAGAATGCAAGTGAAAAACCAACTACATAATAATAAACTATGTCAAAAACAATTTTAAATCTCGATCCAAGAGTATTCTCAATAGGAAATATTGAGTTTAATGCTTCTCTACAATTTTCCATAGAAATGAACGGTAAGGTAGTACCATACAATTACGTGTTTGCTA